CAGGCTTCATTGACCCTCAATGCTGATCCATCAAATGCCAGTCATTTGATGTTGAGTAATCTGGCTGAAAATGCCGATCAGGCCGATCTGGTTTTCGCTATTGGCTGGAGTGACGGTGAATCAGAACCGACAATTGACAGCAGTGATTCTGAAGATGCTGTTGATGGCCTGATTTTGCCCTCCGACCGTACCTGGTACATCTTTAAAGGGTATGTTTCAGACTTCCCGTTTGATTTTCAGGCGAACACAGTGGTTCAGTCCACGGGTACAATTCAGCGTTCTGGCGCGGGCATCTGGGTTCCAAAGGTTGACGATGCTGGTTCTTAAACCAATTGGGGTGAAAGCCCCATTGAATGGCATGAATAGCTAAAAGTGGCATGTATCTACAAAGTATCATTTCCGCAATGGTTTTGGAGATGATATGAAGATTTTAAAATATTTTGGTGTCGGCGTTTTAGTGGCGGGGTTTTCATTGTCGGTAATGTCTGCAATTGACTGGTATCACCCCTATAAGGGGGGGGATAAAGAAATCTACTCTCACAACGATTCCGTTAAATATGAATCAACCTTGCCGGTTAATCCGGTAGTTAAAAAAAATGGCGGAGTTAATCCCTGGTCAGTTGATTATTCTCGTGATGAAATGAGAAATACGACAAGGAAGTTTGAACTTAACCGTTCAGAAAACCATTTCAATCTTGAGTTCCCATATAATCATGGTTCCTCGGTTGATGTCGTCTTACGATCTCAAAATTTTAAGCTTAAGAAAGGGCAGGACAAAGAAAGCATTAAACCTAGTGAGGTTTATCTTCGGCTGACCGATGGGCAGATCAATTGTTCTTTTAGTGGTTGTGTTGCTCACGTTAAATTTGATAATGATAAAGTTGAATCCTTTTCGCTTTCTCGTTCAGACGATGGTGATAATTCCGTTGTTTTCATAAATAATGAATCAAAATTCATTAGAGAAGTTAAATCTCATAAAAAGATGATTGTTGAGTTGCCAGTTTGGCAACATGGTTATTTGCAATTCACCTATCAGTTGAATAACACGGAACATCCGATATACACATCACTTTAAATTCAACCCGCTTCGGCGGGTTTTTATTTTCGGAATCATGATGAAACTGACTATCGATAACCTCAAGGGGATGGGCGCGTTCACGGGTCGACCTGTTGAGAAAGAAATAGAATGGTCACAGGGTGAGGACCAGTTTAAAGCGACAGTCTTTGTTCGCCCAGAAGGGTATCAAACAGCGACATCTGACATTATGGCGATTGGCGGCAAGTTTGATGGCATCGCGGGACGCATCGCCGCTTCAATATGCGATGAGCAGGGGAAGCCGATTTTCACCGCAGCTGATATCACGGGTGAAGCCGATCCTGAGCGTGGATCCCTTGATGGTGGCCTTACGATAGCCTTGCTGTTAGCGATTCAGGAAGTAAACGATCTGGGAAAGGGTATCAGCTCAGTGAAGAAGACGAGTTCTGGTGTGAATTAGTCCTGAATGGGATCGGTGGGCACTCGATCGCCCAGGCGCAAGAAAACCTCAGCCTTCGAGAGTTTAAAATCTGGGCGCTTTATCGAGACAAATACGGGTCACTCAATACAGGCCTTCGGACCGAATGGGCGCAGGGTGTCATTTCAAGTGTCCTGGCTAACGTCAATCGAGACAATAAAACGCCGCCGTTTGAACCCACAGACTTCACCTCTCATTTTAATCAGCCCATCCCCGAACCAGACGAACCTATTTCCCTAAAAGAAGCCATGAACACCTGGGCTTAATCACTGACATTTGAAATAAACTCGCAAGCGGGTTTTATGGGGTGACTATGGCCGCAAGATCGCTTGGAACACTCACGATTGACCTGATAGCGAAAGTTGGCGGGTTCGTTAGTGGAATGACACAGGCTGAACGTTCTACTGATAAGTGGCGCAAAAACATGAAGGCCGCCGCTGTCGAAGTCGGAACAGCGTTAGCCGGTGTTGCCGCTGCAGCTGTCGGCGCAGCTGAAGGCGTTGGGGCCGCAACCCTTCAGATGGTCAAAAACACAGCCGATCAGGTTGCCGAAACCGATCGCTGGGCTAAATCCCTTAACATTTCGACCCAAAACCTTCTTCAATGGCAATATGCAGCGTCGCGGGCTGGCATCGCAGGCGATCAGATATCGGATATCTTCAAAGACATTAACGACAAGCTTGGCGATGCGGTACTGAATAAATCTGGCGACGCCGCTCAGGCACTCGACACTTTAGGGCTTTCAGCGGTCAAGCTTCAAAAATTGTCGCCTGATAAAATTCTTGAGCAAATTGGGAACGCGTTAAATAACTCCAATCTTTCAACAGCAGGTAAGACGAACATCCTTGAAAGCCTGGTGAACGATGGTTCGCGACTTCTTCCTTTGCTTGAGAACAATAACAAGCAGCTGAATCAGTTTAAACAAGCCGCTAAAGATTATGGACTGGCTCCTGATGAGTCTCAGATCCAGAGCCTGGTGAAAGTCAGTAATTTTTTCCAGGATCTTCGCGGTCAGGTTGATGGCCTGAAAACTCAGATTGCGGCTGGTCTGGCAAACGTCGACCTCAGTCCGCTTCAGCGAGGACTCGATGAACTTCGAAAAACATTCACGGATCCTGTTGTACTGGAAGGTTTAACGAAACTGGTAAGCGGTGTAGCGTCTTTGGTTGCTGATTTAGGAACCATTGCAGCTCGCGCAGCGAATTTTGTTTCTTTGCTTTCGTCTATCCCTGACAGGTTCAAAGCTGGTGGGTATGTTGGTTTTAACAATCAACAACAATCAGGCGTCAATTCACTTAATTTAGGCAATATTGCTCTTCCCACACAACAAGCGACAGTTGGCAATTTCTCAAATAATGGGAAAACAAATGGCAATGATCAGGCGGCTAAGCAACTTGCCAGTGCTTATAAATCGGCAACGTTAGAATATCAGCGTCAGATTGCCCTGATTGATACGACAGGTAAGAAAACACAGCAGGTAACAGCACTTCAAACACTGAACTTCAAACTCACAACAGGGAATCTGAAAGGCCTCAATGCAGGTCAGAAAGAACGGCTTCAGGATCTCGCGTCTGAAGTTGACCGTCTCAACGCGGTGAAGAAAGCGAACCAGGATAATCTCTCTGTTCAGCAATATATCTCTAATCTTCAACAGCAAAACGCAAACGACCAGGCTTCAAATGATGTTGCGACATCTGGTTTCGGTCTGGGCGACCAGGAAAAACAGCGTCTTCAGGACATTATCAGTATTCGTCAGGATTATCTGGAGCAGCAGCGCGATCTGGATCGCCAGCGTGAAAGGGGCGATATCAATCAGAGCGTTTACGACAGGGAAACCAGCGCTCTTAACGAAGCTCTTCAGACCCGAATTGCCAGCCAGCAGGATTATTATAAGAAGATCGATACGCTTCAATCAGACTGGCTTAGTGGGGCGAAGACTGGTTTTCAAAATTGGGTGGACTCAACCTCAGACATATCATCAACAGTTGAAAGTGATGTGAGTTCAGCGATGTCGAGCGCGCTCGATAATGTCAATTCGGCGCTTCAGGGGAACACTGTCAGCTGGAAGAACTGGAGCGTTTCTGTCCTTCAGATGATCGAGAAGGTCGCACTTCAGGCCGCAGCATCGAATCTTTTTAGTAATGCTGGAGGATTGTTCAGCTCAGCCATTTCTGGGATTTCAGGATTTTTTGGCGGTGCCGCAACTGCTAACGCCAAAGGCGGAATCTATGCGAATGGCTTGAGTGCTTTCAGTAACTCTATTGTCAGCTCTCCCACGATGTTCAGGTTTGCCAGTGGTGCCGGTCTTATGGGTGAAGATGGTCCAGAGGCAATCATTCCGCTGCAGCGTGCCGCCGATGGTTCATTAGGCGTTAAAGCCAGTGGACTCAATTCAGCTTCTCAATCTCCGAACGGTGGTGTTCAGGTGAATATCACAATCTCGGATTCAGGTTCCCAATCAACAACAAATTCAGCGGACTGGCGTCAGTTTGGTAACGAGATCGGTCGGTTTGTCGACGAACGCTATAAGCGCAACCTCACACGCGATTTACGCGACGATGGCGACATTGGTCGCATAGTCAAAGGCAGACGTTAAAAGAGGTCTCATGGCCATAGACACGTTTACCTGGTGCGCTCGGATAAATGCATCAGGCGATGTGACGTTTAATGTTCGGTCAATCCAGTTTGGTGATGGTTATATGCAGGTTGCCGGAAATGGCATTAATAATCGGTCACAAAACTGGAATCTG